GATCAAGACCTTTTCCATAGCCATACCACATCAGAAGTCCCATTACATATGTGATACCGTATGCTATAATCACATAGATCAAAAGCTGTTTTTTCTCTGTTTGCATAAATTTCATAATTCCTTCCTTGTAACTTCTAATTTGTTACTTACATGATATCATACTTTAGACACTTAGGCACAGGTTATTCTCCAAATTGGAGAAAACTTAAAACATTGATTTACTGCAAAGCATAACGAATCTTTTATTAAACAAGGGCAAGATGTGCCCTTGAGTAACTCTAATTTCCTTTTGGAAATTAGGAAAGGTTGTTCTTAGGAATATTTTTCTTTACATTCATTAATAGTATGTTATACTAGAATAAATCTGATAAATTTGAAACACTTACTATAGTTATTAGAAATGGAGTTCTCTATGGATTTACAAATGATACTATTTATTGCTTTAATCATTATTTTTTTTATAATTCCGTTACTAGTATTTATTATTAAATCTGCAGTAAAGCAAGGAATTTTGGAAGCTTACAAGATTATTAAAAATGATAAAGATAATAATATTTTATAATTCTAATCTAAAATCTAGCATGTTCAATAAAAATCCTCTTTTTTAAAGAGTTGGATATTCTTCAATTATTTCTTGTTATTAGTTGTATAAGACTCATATAAGGTATCTACTTAATAGAGGAAAAGAGAATTATAGATGTTTTGAGGGAAAGTGGCTATTTTTAAGAATAGATCAATCAACTTTGTTTTATTGTATTTTGATACCCTTGTGTTAATATCTGGATAAAAAAGAAATGCCCTAACAGTATTCTTCATGTTTATGTGAATATGAATTAATCTGCTAAGGCATTTCTTTTTATTTGTATCTTTAAAATATCATTTAAAATAATTAAATTTTTAGCAAAGTAGGTCTTTTTGGTACCATATGAGACGCATTTGTGCAAGATTTCCTCCTTCTTCAGATGTTTCGAACATGCGGTTGATTACCTTTTTGATTACCTTTGCTTTTTGGAAAAAAAGAAAAAGCCTTAAAACAGCGATTTTACGCGGTTTCTAAGGGTTTTTAATACAGGGGATGAGAGAATCGAACTCCCATAGAAAGTGCTAAAACCCCTGTAAAATCAATGATTGTTATGTTTCGTGTTGCATTTCGTGTTGCATAGACTCAAAATAGTTGATTGCAATCTTATTCATTTTATCTTCCATGTCCGGAAGAGTGTGACGGTAGACTTCTTTCAGTACCGAATCATTTCCCCATCCACCAGATTGCATGATATACGCATCTGGTATTCCTAGCGCATGTTGAACAGAAGCGTTGTAATGCCTTAAGTCGTGGAATCGGAAGTGAGGTATCTCTAATTTCTTAAGGAGATTTCCAAACGATGTTGTTAATGTATTCGGATTCATGTCTACAGTGTCGGTTGAAAGTTCCAAGAACTTCTCGATTACGAATGATGGATAATTCACATATCTGTCACCAGCGTAAGACTTAGGTGCTTTTACAATCCATTCCCCCTCGTCATTCATAACCATTGTTTTTGTAATGTGGATTGTGTGATTCTTAATGTCAGACTTCTGCAATGCACAGATCTCACCTCTTCGCATAGCTCCAAACGCTGCGAGGAGAATTGGCACTTCCATGATAGTTCCTTCTGATGCACGAACAATCTTCTTAATGTCCACTTCTGTAGGAATGTAAATGTTGCTCCTGAGTTTTTTTGGAAGAGTGATATTGATTACAATTCCCGGACGAAATCTTTTCATTACCGCGCTGATCAGTCCATTCATGTCACGAACAGACTTAGGTGACAGCTCTGTAGATGCCTTATTAATCACCTTTTGAATTACGCTTTGTGTGATTTCCTTTAGCTGATACTCTTTGAGCGGTACCATGCAATTACGTTGCATACTCTTGTACTTTCTGATGCTGGACGGTGAGAGGACAGCGGACCGTTCCTGGATGTACTTTTCTAGTGCATCATCGAAAGTCATTTGTACTTCTTCATCTTTCTTGATTTCTTTGTTATCTGCCCATTCAGCAGCCATTGCTTCAGCTTTTCTTTTTCCTCTTGCCGATGGATCATCACAAGTGAAAGACTTATAGATTCTTTTCTGTTTCTGTTTCTTCGTTTTCGGATCAATAACAGGTTTTCCGTTTTTATCTAAGACAATTTCATAGTGGCTGAATACCTGACATCTCCAGGATCCGGAAGGTAACTTCTTAGCTGTTGCCATATAATCATCTCCTTTTAAGTATAAAAATAACAGCCATACAATAGAACAACAGTTCTGATTGATTGACTGCTCCGAAGATGATACAATATTACTGTTCATATAATTCGCACTGCTCTTCGGAGTTGTGTATCAACCGTTCCTGCGCCAACAGGAGCGGTTTTATTTTATTTAATTATCTCTGTTTACAAATTCGCTACATACATCTCTTAATTCTGTATATAACTTATCTGTAAGTTCTTCACCGGCATATTGTCTTGACAGTAGTTCTCTTCCATAAGCTCTCAATTCTGCATCGGATAAGGAAGAAAGTTTGTTGTCATAAACGTATTCTTTTGTATTCATGGTTCCTCTCATGCAAATGAACCTTGTTCCAAACACCGCAAATTAACTATTTACTGTAAACAAACTGAATATCTTTTGATGACCAGAAATCAGGAGCAACGCTAACCTCGAATTTCGAGAAAGTTGTAGGTACCTGATATGCAATCACACCGTTCATCTTCTTTCCAGCAGCAACACTTCCATCAAGCTGATTCTTTCCACTGGCTTCAGGGGCTTGAAGTCCAACAAGATCTTGTGTTAGAGAGTAATCATCGCAATAGGCTTCGAAATTCATTACGGAGCTGATGCTGATATCTTTTGATGAGTTGTTTGCAATCTCAAACTCAAGGATTAAGAACTCGTTTCCTTCGTCAGGGGTAGTATATTCCCCACCGGCAGATTCGGTGATGTTCACAAGTGTAATTTCAACATCATTGAGATTCACAGTATCTCCAACGTTAAATACAGTCTGTTCCGGTTCTGATTCATTCTTTGAAGCATCTTGCGTTGCGTCAGTAGAAGTGTCACTGTTTACCTTTTTAGGTCCGTCATCCTTTCCACCAATAACAGAACCTATGATACCGAGTATAATAATTACGCCGATAACAATTAATACAGTTTTTAAACATCCACCTTTCTTTTTCATTCGTGTTTCCCTCTCTTTCTTTTTGTGATAGAGCCTTGTTTTCTAAGCACACCACGCGCTTTATATAAATCCCTTCCGGGAGTTATATCCTTATTTTGTTAATTCTTCATATTGGTCACGATTTTCCTTGTCATCTTCCCTTTTTAGCTTGTAATTCTGGCTCTTGATATTCCTGAGCATATCATCTTCAATCCGCTTTTGCCTAAACTTCCAATGCTGATCAATCTCACGCTGCATTTTATATTTTTCTCGGAGCTTTTTTCTTTCTTCTGCTGACAATTTGGTAACTTTAGGTTGCTGTAAAAAAGAATATCCGCACTCTGTACAAAAATTGTAATTCTTGTCTACTATTACTCCACAAGAAGGACAACGTTTCTCTTTTTGAGGAACGTTTTGGGGTTGATGCGGAATTAGTGAAAAACCACAAGAAGTACAGAAATTATAACCATTTTCCATTGTGGATCCGCAGAGAGGACAGACTGTCGTATCTCGCTTTGCTGTTTCATCTCTCTTCTGCACTATGTATCGAATCATCGGATACAGAAGAAAAATTCCCCATCCGATTAAAAGAAACAATGAATCCAGAAAGCTATCAGATGGTCTTGTAGGTATACTTATCACACAAAGCCAAAGAATAAACCATCCAAAGAAAATAGCAATAGTTATATTCCTATAGAAGCGAGAAGTGTGGATAACTTTAGGAACTGGATACATTTGTGTGCATAACTTTCGTTGTTCTTTTCTCCAAACTCTCTGAGCATTCTTTTCTTGCTTGTGGATAAGCTTTAATTCCTTCGTCCTGTTCTTTCTTGCAATCTTTTCACGGTATCTGTACCTTGTTGCACGAATCCACATTCTTCTGATGAGATTAAATTGACTAGGTTTCATAACTCATTCCTCATTATAAATCCTTGCCATATAAGTAGTTATATTCGGCAAGTCGGAATGTGTCACAATGCTCACGAATAAAATCAATGCGCTGTGTATCTCTGGTTCTTCTTCTACGTCTTCTTTTTCGTCTAGTACGGTTCTGCTCCATACATTTACTGTATGCTGATATAACCGGATCAGGTGCTTTCGTAGTAGTATGAGCCAGATATTCTATCTCTTGCACATCTTCTTTATAGAAATCATCGTTTTCAATGTGACTCATAGCATGTTTAAGTGCTGCTTGCTGTGACTCATAGTTGAGTGCTGCATTGATAAATATGGTATAACTGCCATCTTCATTCGGCACTACCATTTCATGTCCTTTCCCTTTTGGAAAGTCCATAAGGATGATGTTAACATCCGGTGTCAAAGTCACCACGTTCCTTTCGTTTCAGTGCGAGAGCCATGTTGTGTAATGCTCTTAAATCGTCTGGATCCATGTCTTTCTGAACATCGAATAGTGTTCTAAGTTCCTTGTTTTCAAAAATTTCTTGAGCAACTTTAGCAGTTTCCTCATTCAGATAGTATTTTTCTGATTCATTCTCCTCACCTGTCATAAGGTAATCAACAGATACATTAAAATAATCAGCAATCAACTTGATTTTAGCAGTATTCGGTGTAGTGTTTCCTAATTTACTTATGTATCCCTTTCCGAATCCAAGTGTTTCTTCTAGCTTATTCATAGAAATTCCATGCTCTTTACATAAGCTTTTGATACGTTCTTTCATGGTTTCCATCCTTTCTGAAAAAATCGCAAAAAAACCACTTGACTTTCTGAATATATCGCGTATAATACAATTATGGGTTCTGAAAAAAACGCAAAAATAAACAGAGTGTCGAAAGTGCTTTATTTAATTTGTTTGTGGTAATTCAAATTATAGGATATTTTCAGAGATTAGTCAATATTTTTAGTGATTTTTTCAGAACCTACGCACTAAAAAAGCGGAGGTGAAAACGTGATTTACGACAACATTTTTGAACGAGCTAAAAAGCGTGGAATCTCAATAAACAAACTTGAGGAACAAGCTGAGTTGTCAAAGGGAAGCATCTGTAAATGGGGAAAAAGCGTAAGTCCTACAGTAAAAAGCATTAAGAAAGTTGCTGACATACTTGGATGTACGGTTGATGAGCTGATTACAGAGAAGAAATCAAAAAGGAAGTGATTGGATGCCGAAGTTAAAGACATCTGAAAGAGAAAGGCAGAACAGAACGCTTCTTGCAATCATCGAGTCAGGAAAGACTATGACAGCTATCGATACTCAGAAGCTTTCAAAACTGACCGGTATCCCGCCAAGTACTCTGTACCAGAGATTAAGTCAGCCGGACAATATCCGAATCAGTGAATTACGAGAAATCCTAAGGGTACTCAAAATCACTGATGAGGAAAAGGCGAAGATTGGTAGGGAAGTGATATGAGAGATTGTAGTTACTGCAAAAAGAGAAACAGATGCATGGAAAGAAGCAGATGTATTCCGTGTGCATCATTTCAGAAAGAAGGTGAGAAAAACGAATCAGATCGATATGATCGACATCCAAAGAAGAACAATCCAGATCATTGATATCAAGAGACAGCCAAGAAGAATTGAGCATGATGACAGAGAAGAAAAAATATCTGCTGTTAAGAGCGTAGTTGCGATGGGATTGGTAATCTTCTTAAGTATCGCAACATGGGTTATCTTCGGATATTAAAATAAGCGCCCGGGAAAGACGGCAAATCTTCAGGCGCTTAGGTAATTAACCAACTTAATAATAGCAATTTAAAAAGGAGAAAGCAATGAAAAAAGATAATTTTACCATAACTTTGGATAAGCTGAACGCAATCATTCCAATATTTGCATCAGAGTTTTGTGACATGAATGGTGCCAAAGACGAAGATTTGATTATGAAAGCATCAGCATACATTTTCGCAAACGTAGAACGGTACGTGCATGGAGATAGAGACGTTGACGAAAAACTTCTTGCAATTAGCACACTTGTTCTGCAATTAGTACAAGAACTGCCACTGTGAAAGGAGAAAGCAATGTTGTTAGAAAAAACACTTGAAGTAAGCGTTTCAAAATTTGAAGAGCTGTGCAAAACAGATGCACGAATGGAAACGCTCAAAGCTTACATCAGCAATGAGGAAAACGGATATATCAAGCTGGACACAGTGAAAGCAATTATTGGACTTCCGGTCAAGCACGAAGAACCATCGGTGTGGGAGCATGAGGAACTGTCCTTTGATGAATTAGGAATCACACAACATAAGATGCATAAGAGACTTGCAGACAATTACAATGTGGAGGAAATGAAAGATGAACGAACTGAAATTTAATGTGGTGCAGAGTATTGGAGAAATCACAGCTAACTTTGATGAATTTAAGAACCAGGTGTCACAGGAACTTGAGAAATATAAAAGTAAAGAGTTTACGGAAGATACAAAAAAGGATGCGAAGAAAGATCTCGCAGAGCTGAGAAAGAAAAAGGCAGCAGTAAACGAGAGAAGAATTGAAGTAAAGAAAGAATATATGAAGCCTTATGATGAGTTCGAAGCTAAGGTAAAGGAACTTATCACATTGATTGATGAGCCAATCACACTGATTGATTACAAGGTAAAAGAGTTCGAAGAGAAGCGAATCAATGAACGTAAAGAAGAGATCCTGCTTGCTTATGAAGAAATTGTACCGGAAGAATTGAAAGACTACATTCCATTGGAGCGTATCTACGGAAAGAAGTGGACGAATGCCGGCACAAAAATGAAAGACATTAGAGAAGAACTTACTGGCAAAGTTGCAATCACAAACGCTGATATCACTGCAATCAAAGCCATGAGATCAGAAAAAGAAGAAACTGCTCTCAACTTCTATATGGAAAACAACAATCTGGCATCAGCAATTAAGTACCTTAGTGATTATGAAATTCAGAAAGCAGAGATCCTTAAGAGAAAAGAAGCAGAAGAAGCTGCCAGAAGAGAAAGAGAATTGGAAGCTGAAAGAGAACGCATCCGTCTTGAAGAACGTAGAAGAATTCTCGAAGAAGAGGAAATCAAAAGAAAAGCGGAGAAAGAAACTGTTGAAAAGCTGAAAGAAGTAGATGAGGAACAGGCAAGATTCTTGAGCAGTGAAGAGTCTAAGAAGGTAATTTACACCGTTGTTGCTACAGAAGAGGAACTTAAAGATATTGAACAGGCAATGACAAGCTTTGGTGTTTACTTTGAAAGGAAGGATGTTTGATGGAGATTGGAGAAAAGTTATCCAAACTGCAGCAGGATATGAAAGTCCCCAAAGATCAATATAACAAATTTGGTAAATTCTATTATCGAAATGCGGAGACGATTCTTGCTGAATTTAAGAAATATGAAAAGGATTTAAAGGTCTTTCTGACGCTGAAAGACGAAATTGTGGAAGTTGTTGGGAAGGTGTATATAAAAGCCACAGCAACTTTGGTTGATTGCGAATCAGATGAGGAGATTTCTGTAACTGCTTATGCGAGAGAATCAGAGGAAAAGAAAGGAATGGATGAAGCGCAGATTACTGGGTCAGTATCCAGCTATGCAAGAAAATACGCATTGAATGGTTTGTTTCTTTTGGATGATGTGAAAGATCCTGATTCTGATGAATATGAAAAGCAGAAGAATCAAGACAAGTCTGATCAGAAAGATGGGAAGAGTACAAGCAGCAATATAAAGATTAATCAAAATCATATTAATTCTCTTCGGAGTTTGTTTACTGAAAATGGAATTGATGAAAGTAAAGTACTTGTATTGTATAAAGTGCAGAAAATAGAAGCGCTGACGATTAACCAGTATAAGAATGCTTTTGATCACGTAAAAGAGTTGAAGGAGAGTTGTAGTGTATAAATGAAGTTCACCGGAAAGTTAAAAGAGCCAATTATTGACTTTGCTACACGGAGGCTGACCATTCTATTTGAGCCAAATGAGGACTTTCTTGAGACTTACGAGGAATTGAAAGGCAAAGAGGTTTTAAGCCTTGAAATAAAGCCATACAGGAAGAAAAGGAGTCTTGATGCTAATGCTTACTACTGGGTACTACTCACCAAGCTTGCAAAGGTAATGAACACATCTAATGCAGAAATGCATAACTTGATGCTGATTCACTACGGAGAGCCGGAGATCATTGAAGGAAAGCCGATATACATGACAGTACCTGATACGGAAGATGCGGAAAAGAAAGTGATGCAAGCAACAGAATATCATCTGATGCCAACATCACAAGTAAGGCAAGGCTTAGACGGTATCATGTACAGAACGTACAAGTTGTTGAGAGGTTCAAGTACCTACGATACATCAGAGATGGCAAGGCTCATTGATGGACTTATTACAAGTTGCAAAGAAGCAGGACTTTCAGCATCAGAGATTGCCACACCGGATGAAAAGAGATTACTGAAAGAAAGGTATGGCGTGGATATTGGCTAAACGATTGAAAAGTGTGTTCACTGATGATATGGACCACTGTTACTTCACTGGATATCCTTATCCACACATACACCATATCTTTTGTGGCAGCAGAAGAAAGATATCTGAGAGATACGGATTTGTGATTCCCCTTGCACCGTATCTCCATGAATTTCAAAAGGGGAGCGTACATGACAATCCGAATCATGGACTGGACTTGGAGCTTAAGCAGATGGCTCAACGATATTTCGAAGAGCATATAGGCAGCAGAGAAGAGTTCAGAGAGGTATTCGGAAAGTCTTGGCTATAACTGGTATTAACCTAGCGGATAAGGTTGATATATAAACTCCTAATGGCTGACTGAACAGCATGTCACAATCCTTTTCAAAAGCCATGATGATTCATCTCCTCGGCTTGTCCGGGGAGAGAAAGGAGAACAATGCAGACTTACGATATTGACATATTAGATTACATCAGAACCGGACATGACAGAGCAATTACAAGAGCTGAGCTGTCTGATCTGACCGGTATAGACGATAGAACGATAAGAGACATGATCCATTATGCAAGACGAGATATACCGATTCTCAACATGCAAGATGGAAGAGGGTACTTCGTTCCAGACATGAACATCTTAGAAGAGAGAATGATGCTGATGAAGTACATCAGACAAGAAGAAAGCCGGCTGAAGAGTATCGGCTGGGCACTAAAAACAGCAAGGCGGACAGCCAAGAATTGCAACATGGAGGTAGACACAGATGAACTCAAACCGAAAAGGGAAAGAGGGAGAAAGAGAGTTAGCAAATCTGCTTAAAGACAGATACGGATATGATTGCCGGAGAGGGCAGCAGTTCTGTGGATCCAATGGAGATGCAGATGTAGTCGGTCTCCCTGGCATCCATATTGAGTGCAAGAGGGTAGAGAAGCTTAACATCTATGAAGCTGTGGAACAGTCCATAAACGATGCGAGAGAGGGCGAAATGCCTACGGTAATGCATCGGAAGAATCACAAGGATTGGCTGGTCACAATGACAATGGAAGATTGGATGAAATTGTATGAAAAACAACGAATACATAGAGATCAGTAGAGATATTGAAAATCTATTGAAAAGCGAAAGTACACATACATTTCTAATACTGATTGATATTTTGCTTAGAAGTAATAACGAAACAAATTCTTTAAAGACATCAATTAGCAAAATAGCAAGAACGTTTGGATTGGATGAAAGAGAAGTTAAAAAGTCTCTGTCCAGATTAAGAAAAAAAGAACTGATAGAGATATATAAGAACCAAGACGATAAAAACTCACTAATTATCGCACTTAGAAAAGACAATGAGTGTTATCGAATAACTTCAAAAGAGTTTGTCATGGATGAAACAATGATAGCCACTCTTTCAATCGGACGAAACGATAAAGGATATGCGAAATTCCGAAAAGATGTATTAGAAAGAGATGAATATACTTGTCAGATCTGCGGAGGGAACGAGAAGTTGGAAGTACATCATATCAAGCCTTACGCAGGATACAAGAATCTCAGAACTACGGTGAGCAATGGAATTACATTATGCGAAAAGTGCCACAAAAAAGCGCATAGAAAGCGTGGATCAGAATGCAAGGATGGATAAAGATTCACAGAGATCTGCTGGACAATGAGCTGTGGAGTGACAAACCTTTTACTAAAGGTCAGGCATGGGTTGACCTACTGCTACTAGCCAATCACAAAGATAAAAACGTGCTGATAGGCAGTCATGCAGAAATGGTTGAAAGAGGTTCATTTATCACTTCTGAACTCAAATTAATGGAGCGTTGGGGGTGGGGAAGAAAGAAAGTCAAACTCTTTTTAAACTTCCTAGAAAGTCAAAAGATGATAGAACGAAATGCGAACAACAAAAGAACAGCTATAACCATTGTAAATTATGGGTTTTATCAAGATTGCGACCTACCAAAGGAACAGCAAAAGAACAGCAAAGGAACAGCTAAGGAACAGCAGAGGGACAGTAGAGGAACAGCTAAGGGACACAAACAAGAAAGAAAGAATGAAAGAATGAAAGAATATATAGATACTGACGTATCTATAATGCAGCACAGCATTTCAGCGATCATCGATGCTTGGAATCAGCTAGAGCCTTACGGAATCAAAATGATTTACCGCATCAACCCGGGTTCTAAGAGATGTACTTCACTGATTGCCTTACTTGAGCAATTCGGAGAAGAGAAAGTGATACAAGCTGTTGATAAGGTCAAACAGAGTGACTTCCTTCAGGGAAAGACAGATACAAGGTTCTCACTGAACTTTGATTGGTTTATCAACCCGGACAACTTCGAAAAGATTCTTGATGGCAAGTACGCAGAGAAGTTTAAGAAACCAACGAAGAACAATAACAACTTTGAGCGAAGGCAGTATGACATGGATGATCTGGAGAGCAAGCTACTTGGAAGGTGATTAAGAATGGCAGAGATAAAAAGTGGCTGGGCGGTATGCTCAGTCTGTGGAAAAGAATTTGAGATAGTCGGCAACCGGAAGAAGTGTTGTAGCAAGGCTTGCGGAGAAGAAAGAAGCCGAAGACAGTGTTGCGAGAGAGGAAAGGCAAGATACAGAGCCTTGAGTCCTGAACAGAAAAAGGAACTGGCAATGAAACGAAAGCAAGCCAAACCGAAGAAAGTAAAAGGCGCAAAAGAACCGAAGTACCGAAACGAATTAGTAAGAGTCGCAGCTGAAGCAAAGCAGCATGGTATGAGCTATGGAGAATATGTTGCAAAAAGAGAAAGGAGAAGAGATGGGAAAAACGATTGATGCGGAAGAGTTTCTTTCGTGGCTGAATGAAGCCGAGGAAGAACTAAAGGGAGAAAGAGCGGATGAGCTGAACCCTGATCGCAAGGATGAAGGAATCCTACTGGCAACAGAGAATGTCAGAAAGTATGTCGAGAAGATGTGTAAGATTGATGATGCCGATGAGGATTGTAGATGGATTCCAGTAACGGAAAGACTCCCGGAAGATGAAAGTGATGTCCTTACAGCAATCGCATCCAAGAGCGGTAACGGATACAGAGAATACAGCGTTGGGTGTTATATCAAGGTATTTGACGAGGATGAGGAAAAGCACTGGCTTGACAGACAGTATGGATACCTTGAGTGGGATAGATATTCAAATGGACACGGTGGATGCTCACTGTACAGAGTTACAGCATGGATGCCACTTCCGAAACTGTACAAGGGATAAAGACCATGAACAGACAAGAGAAAGAGGATCAGGCTCAACTTGAGTACCTGAGACGATGGAAAGAGAAGAAACAGAAGAGAAAGAATCTGTCAGAAAAACTGAGAAAGAGAGGTATGAAATGAAATACAAAGTTGGAGACAAGGTAAGAGTCAGGAGAGACTTAGAGGATGGCGAAACATACGGAGGATGGGACGCATTAGAAGATATGGTGAAGATGCGTGGAGAGATCGTAACAATTAGAAGAGTGAGAAGTTCAGCTTACGAATTGGAAGAAAAAGGTTTAATGTGGACAGACGAAATGTTTGAAGGATTAGTAGAGGACGAACTGACAGCGGAAGAAGCAATTATACTTAGGTCTGAAATGTGTGCCAACACTTCTTGCTGTGACTGTAAACTCAGTGGTCATAATAATGGTACGGGTACTTCCTGCAATGAGTTCTCGAAGAAATACCCAGAACGAGTTATTGAAATCCTCAAACAGCAGAAGAAAGAGCATGAGAAAAAAGAGGTTGAGACGGAGATTACGTGGTGTGTGCTGATTATCGAAGCTGATACTCATACCTTGAAACACGAAGAAAAGGTTGAAACTGATTTCAAATCAATGAATGCGAAAAAGGCAGAAATCCTTAAGAAATACTGTTCAGAGCATGATGGAAAATATTATGCAATCAGCGAGCGCAGATGCGTAGTAAAGGAGTAGTCATGAATACAGGAGAAAAGATAGATTACATGATTCAGTGCTTGAAAGTTGCAAAAGCTGAATATGAGTACACAGCTGATTATGTCGCAAACATGCCAAGTGAACAGATAGAGTTGTGGAAGTTCCTTGATAAACACAGAAATCCAAACAAAGCATTGATTAAAGACAACTTGAAGAATGTGGCAAGAATGGGATTCCAGCTTGCAAATGAGGTGAAGTAATGGATATCAAAGTTCATGAGGACTATGTAAGCATCGACAGAGAGAATCTTGAAGTGTTTAATAAGACAGGCTTGAAACGTTTTAGCGAGAACCGTTTTCGCTGTGTAATCTGCGGAGAGCCAGCAAGCATTGATAGCAGTATGAGTTGTCGCGGACATCGGTTAGTACATACGCATTGCGCATACCAAACATTCGGAATTGACAACATGGTCAATGTTTTTAAATGGATGGAAGAACAGGATAAATAAATTACAGAAAGGAGACGGAGCTCCGGCCGGGCAAAGATATATCGGCTCCTTTCGAGAAGATGTATATACAAGAAGATGACTTGAAACTAAATGACTGGCAGTTCTCGCAAAGAAAATATCTGCCATATGAAACAAAGCTACGGCTTACAGAAACCCGTATAAGAGAATGGCATTACAACTGGGAGGGGCAAGTGTATTTAAGCTATTCTGCTGGACTTGATAGCACAGTGCTACTACATATGATCCGAAAAATATTAGGAAATGATGTCCCGGCTGTCTTTTCTAACACAGGTTTGGAATTTCCAGAAATCGTGAGATTTGCAAGGAAAGCACCGGGTGAATTTGTAGAGATATATCCGAGAGAAAAGGATGGAAAGAGGATTACATTTAAACAGGTCGTTGACCAATACGGATTCCCGCTTGTGTCGAAAGAAACGGCATTGAAAATACATAAGTTGCGACACGGGAACTTATCAGATCGGTATAGAAACTATCTGCTGAACGGGGACGAGCGTGGAAAGTTCGGAGTTTTGGCAAAAAAATGGAAGTTTCTGTTGGACACAAAATTTGATACATCTGAGAAGTGTTGTCACATTATGAAGAAGAAACCATTTAAAGAATACGAAAAGCGCACCGGCAGAAAACCATATATCGGCACAACACAGGATGAGGGATTCATGCGAGCGCATCTATACGCAAGCACAGGCTGTAATGTGTATGACGGGAAGAAAATTAAATCACAGCCGTTAGGATTTTGGAACAGACAGGATGTATTAAGATACGCGGTCGAAAACAATGTGGAAATATGCTCTGTGTACGGAGATATTAAGCAAGATCAGCAAGGCAACTATTATACGACAGGAGAACAACGAACAGGATGTATGTTCTGTGGATTCGGAGCGCACCTGGAAGAAGAGCCAAACAGATTTCAGAGAATGTCCGTAACACACCCGAAATATTATGAAATCTGCATGAACCTTGAAAACAACGGGGTGAAGTATAAAAATGCGTTAGAAACATGCGGAATTGGTACAGAAACATGGGAGCAGATGGGGCAAATGGATATATTTGATTTTATTGGAGGTATGCAGTAGTGAAAGACTTAATTGTGGATTGTTTCGCCGGTGGTGGTGGGGCATCCGTAGGAATAGAGATGGCACTCGGCAGACCAGTAGACATAGCTATTAACCATGATCCGGATGCCATATTGATGCATAAGACCAACCACCCGGACACACTTCATCTGACCGAGGATATTTTTAAGGTTAACTTGAAGAAGTATGTAAAAGGACGGCACGTGGCTCTTATGTGGGCAAGTCCGGATTGTACAAGCCACTCCAAAGCAAAGGGTGGCAAGCCAAGAGAAAAAGGACTTCGAATTCTTCCGTGGGCGGTATACAAACACGCAAAGGAGATTCTTCCAGATGTGGTGTTGATGGAAAATGTGGAAGAAATACAACAGTGGGGTCCGTTAGACGAAAAAGGTTATCCAATACCAGAGAAAAAGGGTGAGGATTATAAAAAATTCATTACAGCAATGAAGAGCCTCGGGTACCGTTTTGGTAGTAGAGAATTGATAGCTGCAGATTACGGAGCACCAACCACAAGAAAGAGATGGTATGCAGTATTCCGTAGAGATGGACGGGAAATCAGATGGCCAGAGCAAACTCACAGTGCTGACGGCATCGGATTTGAGAAGTGGAAACCTTGTGGAGATTACATTGATTGGTCAGACCTTGGAAGTTCGATATTTGAGCGAAAGAAGCCACTTGCAGAAGCTACACAGAAGAGAATTGCAAACGGTATCAAGAAATACATCATCGATGCAGAATCTCCTTATATCGTGAGGAATGGAGAAGCACTGGCATACATCATCCAGTATCACGGAGAGACGAGAGCCGGTGATTCAAGAGGACAGCTTTTAACAGAACCAATTAAGACGATTGATACATCGAACCGATACGGACTTGTGACAGCATTTATCACGAAATACTACAAGACCGGCATAGGTCAAGGCTGTGATGAACCATTACATACAATCACGACTTCTCCTGGACACTTCGGTTTGGTATCTGCATTTCTGATTAAGTATTACGGAGGTGGCTGTGGACAGACACTGGATAGACCGCTTGATACGATCACAACAAAAGATCGGTTTGGACTTGTGAATGTAATCCTGGATATCAAGGGCGAGAAATACATCATATCTGATATCTTTTTGAGGATGCTGAAACCGGAAGAGCTGAAAGTGATGCAAGGGTTCCCGAAAGATTACATTATCGACAGAGATTATAACTGGAAGAAATATCCGATTGCAAAACAGGTGGCAAGGATTGGAAATAGCGTAGTGCCGATCATGGCAGAAAAGCTTGTAGAAGCAAACTGTCCGTATCTGAAAGTCGGTGAACGAATGCCGAACATGAGCATTGATGATAGTCAGGAACAGTTGAGGTTTGCGTAGGTGGAGAAAATGGATGATAAGAAAATATTAGATGTAACGTGTGGATCTCGGACAATCTGGTTCAACAAAGAACATCCGGCAACAGTATATTGCGATATTCGAGAAGAAGAGCTAACTGGTATTTGGGAAAGCGGAGATGGACAGGCAGAGAGGAAATGCATCGTGAAGCCGGATATAAAGTGCGACTTCACAGCTCTTCCGTTTGAAGATGAATCGTTTTCCTTGGTTGTGTTTGATCCACCACATCTGAGATATGCCGGAAAAACCGGATGGCTGGCCAAGAAATACGGTAGGCTGGACGAACACTGGCCGGAAATGTTACATGATGGGTTCAAAGAATGTATGAGAGTTCTGAAAGAAGATGGAGTGTTGATCTTTAAATGGGCGGAAACGGATATTCCGGCGCAGAAAGTTTGGAAAGCCATAGGCCAGAAACCATTATTCGGACATCATAGCGGAAAGAGATCGGGGACGTTTTGGGGATGTTATATGAAAGGGCAAGAATAGAAGCGAGGTGATGAAATTGCACATTGAATTAAAAGAGATAGACAAAGACACATTGAAAGTTGGAGATTTGGTTGGAATTGCAAGAAAAGTGAGCTATGGATGGGGTTTATCATTCCGACATAAACTGATTTATCCAGCAAAAATCACAAGAATCACTCCAAAGCGAACTAAATTCTTTACAGATAAGTTTGGAGAACATGACAAAAGAGAAGTATTTTATGAGTGTGATAGTGAAGCTGCGAGAGAAACTTTTTTTGCTAAGACATTTGGAGATATTCAGGACGGAATATTTGAGTTAACTGAATCGAAAAGAAAAGATCGCATTGGAAAAATCAGTGATGAAGATCTGCCGGAAGTAGATAGACACATGAAAGCAATGATGAAGATTTTGGAAAAGTACAAAGAGAAATAGGGTAGCAGCTAAAAATAACAGCTAACAGTACCTTGACAATTGAATATTGATGGTTGGAATGGTATAATTTCCGTATTGAACATATCAAAAAGGAGAAATCATGGATAGATTGATTGAGTTTTTAACAACAAAAGTTGGTTATGTGTTGACAGTTATATTAGGATTTATTGTGCCAGGAAATGTTTTGATTTTTGTCTGGAATAGGAATATGTATTTGGAGATTGATATTATAAAATTATTGATTTTATCATTTTCTATTTCATTTGTCACATTGATTCCCAATTTGATAGCTGTTATTGCTATGAATTTTATTAATGGTGTAAATAAAAGCTCAAATAACAAAGAAGAAACAAAATTCGATATATTATATAACATTGGATTCTCAGTTGGACTTGTTGTAATTGAAATGATTTTTGTTATATTCATGGCAATATGTACGGAGAATTTTCAACTTAAGACTTATATTATGTATGTAGGGCTAGCAATAACGGGAATAATAATTATATACAGCGCTGTTATATTACTAAAACAGTTAATAAAGAAAATAAGAAAATAAAATGTTTACCAACCATCAATATTCGGTGGTTGGTATTTTTTTACGCTTTTTTAAGGAGAAAGGAACGAATTATGAAATTAACAGGAATAGCAAGAGAAGATTTAGAAGCGAAAGGTTTGGTGTTACCAAATAAACTTGAACTTGAATGCAGAGGAACAGCAATTCCGGACATTTATGCGAGTATAATCGGCAGAAAGAATGTTGATACCGGAGAATTCGAATCATTCTTTAAGACAGACAATAAAAATGGTAATACAGTGGAATTTGATAGATTCCGGGAGAACGTCACATTGTTAGAAAAAGAGCATACCGTCTTTAGTCGAGAAACGATAGAAGATAAGAATGTGATTGACTATTATGTTCCGTATGATATCCAGGAGAGCAGCAAGAATAGACCGACAGTGACGGACGAATTCCCGGAAAACGCTTATCTGACAGAAGGATATTACGAGTGCGAATATGAGCTACTTCTGACTTGTGGAGATGCAACCAGAAGACTTGTAATTCCACAGAAGACAGTCAATGTTCCGATGATTTCATTACTGTCAAACATCGAAGATGAAATCAGAGATATTTTGGACGGTTTCCCAGATGAGGATAACAATTTTGCTGATGTGCTGGAATTAATGGACGATTGTTATGTAATTAAGATGTTTGATGCCTGTGGAATGCCAGCAAATATCGAGATTAACCATGCAGCTGATTTCGTGAATATGATCGTTTCAGCTAGACAGATTAAGTGCGAATTCAAGTATGGAGAGGAACAGTAAATGGGATGCAAGAATTATTGCTTGTATGGACAGAATGCGTGTTGTCTGGAATGTCAGATAAAAGACCAATGCAATATTCAGTGCGATGATATAGACAGCTACGAATATGCGGTAGAGTGCCCTGATTATGTGAAGGAGAATGAAGATGAAAATTGTAAAAGGTAAAGAACAGGAATATAAAGACTGGTATGAAAAAAACAGTGATCCATACGGTAGAGCGTGTTTTACATATGCTGAAAGATGGGCTGGAATGATGGAAGAGAAGATAGAAGCATCAGAAGAAGACGAAATGAAAGTTATTGTTGATAATGCAACTCAGCTGAGCTATGAAGCGGATGAAGAGGGAATCACAGGATTTATGTACGGAGTAGCTGTCAGTATTCTTTCTCAATGCTGGGAATACGGAGAATGTCTAAGAAAATGGCACAACAAAGAGTATGGATATGACGGTGACGGTGTTGTAAATCCGGCGGTCATAACTGTTGGTTGAAAAGGAAAGCAAAGATGAATGGTAAAGACTTTATTAGAGCACTTGAAGAAGCCAGGCTAAAAATAGAGCTGTCAAATAAACGTATTTTGTTTATGCATCCGGAAGATATCGCAATACTTGATTTGGACAAGGTGAGCAACGTTATATATCTTGTTGAAGAAAGAAGATTGGAACATGGGAAAGTAATAGCGATTACAGATGAAAAAATTGAAAAGAACTGTATTGGATGCAATCAAAAACAATAAAGTGAAGTATCACAGAGGAAGAAGGAGATAAAGTGAAAAAAGAATCACTGATTCATAAAATCCTGAGGAAACTCGGTTTTATCAAAGACATTGAGGATGATAGGAAATTGAAAATGGAGATGTGCGAAAGAGCGATAAAGGCAAATGTATGTCCGGAGGATTGCGATATGTGTGCATGGGATACGAAAGGTGGAGTTAGTTATGAGAATCATTAGTCAAAGTGGGTTGTTAGATGCGCCTTATGAATTAATTGCAATTTCTCCGTATTCAGGAAATATGGCAACAATCGTTGGAACGTTTCCGGGGAATGACCCTGCTAAGGGCGATAGAGTTTATATTTTAGGCGAATATTCCACCGAAGAAAAAGCAATGAAGGCTATGGAGATGTGCAGAGAACAGTATGCACAGTGTGAAATCAATAAGCATTTGATTCAGAAAGCAGCTGATAATTTAGAAGGCGTATCAATAACTTTTACCGGAGAAGTTAGAAATCAACTTGCAGACAAATATCTATTTCAGTTTCCAGCAGATGATGAAATTTGAAAGGTTGGGAAGAAATGAAAGAGCCAAGCGAAAAGAAAGCGATCATCAAAAAGATGATGAAAGAGGGAAAGACATATAAGCAGATTTCGGAAGAAACCGGAATCCCTTATGGAACTGTTGGAATCTACGGTGGAAAAATCAATAAAGCTAAGAGGGAAACGAAATATCCTAACGGAGATAGGCATTTATGCAGAACTTGTAAATATCGCGCTTCCGGTGCAAGAAGAGGATGCGACTATATCATACATACTGGAAATGAGCGTGGATGCAATCCGGAAGTGTGCAACAAGTATGAGAAAGGAAAACGAAAATGAAACTTAAACCAGTAGTAAAGGCAAGTGAGTTTGAAAAGTACGGTTTCAAGCCTTGCAGAGGACTTCCGAAAAGCGCAGAGAGTTATTACCTCTGCGTTAAAAATGGACATAGAGTGATGTTTGTGGACAATGAGCGGTTTACGGAATCTGAATGGCCAATAAAGGATGCACGAATCCACAAGAACGCTAATTGCAGATACACTGACAAAAGGACAGCAACCGAGATCGAGTGCGAACTGGTTGTGAATGGCTTACTGGAAGAGGTGAGGGAATGGAAGAGAGATTAACAACATACCACTGTGGAAAAGCAGTGATTAAGGACAAGAATAAGCTGTCAGAGGCTATGGAGAAGTTAGCGGAGTTTGAGGAAAAAGAAGAATGCGGAGAATGGCTTGATGCTATCGAACTTGCGAAAATTGCTATTGCACTGCAAAGTCAGAAGTGGATTCCATGCAGCGAGAGGTTGCCGGAGGATAACACGGATGTAATTGTATGTTTTTACAGCGGAATAGTAACAGAAATGAGATATTGGGAAAATGGAAAATTTAAAGGAATCTATGAACATACGACAAAATCAATTGTTGCCTGGATGCCACTACCAGAGCCGTACAGAGAGGGAGAATGATATGAGCAGACTAATTGATGCGGATTTACTGATGAGAAAATGCGAGAAATGGTTAAAACCGAAAGCACCAGACGAAGATGAAATGGTTTCGGTGGCAGATATTGCGGTATCCACGCTTATGGAAATAGAAGAACAGCCGACAGCGTTTGATGTGGAGAAAGTCATTGAACAGTTGAATGAGCTGTTAGAAGAGAAGACAACAGATAGTGGAGACGATTGGTATACAGCAGAATGTTTAGATAGAGCCATTGAGATTGTGAAGCGAGGTGGAAGAGATGAAAAATAAAGAGCAGACAAATGCTTGTTGCGGTTGCTTCGGAGCTGCGAATGGTGATTGTGATGAGTGCGCTAAGGATAGGAGTAATGCTGATTGCGCGTTTAGAAATAAAGATGGATGCGGTACAGCATTGAAAGAATGGGCAGAATCCGAGTGCATCAAAAGGCCGGTAATCAGCAAGAAAGACAGAGCGTTTTTGGAGTATCTTGGCGAAGAACTTAAATACATTGTGAGAAGTAAAAGCGATAATTTGATGGCATACCAAAGTAGTGCTGAAAAACGTGAAGATGGATGGGTGATTGATTCCGGTGCGATTAAATCATTGCAAAAACTCAACATCGACTTCCCAATGGTCAAGTGGTCAGATGAAGAGCCGTGGCTTATCGAGGATCTGAAAAATTTGGAGGTGGTTGACAGTTATGAATAGAGAAATACTTTTTAAAGCGAAACATATCCATGCAATGGATAGTAATGAGCATCTCGACAGAACATGGGTTCATGGCTATCTTAGTGACGAGAATTATATCTATGATAAAAGTCTCGAGGGTGAATTTCTGATTGATGAAGATACCATTTGCCAGTATACCGGATTAACAAATGAACTTAGTGAGGAATTTTGGGAAAACGATATTGTGCAATGCGGACACTATTACGGAGTGATTAAGTACGAAGAAGGTGCATTTATAATTAAATGGAATACGAAAGGTTCAGAATTTCTCAGACACGATTTAGCATACTGGGCATATTTGAGCAATGTTCGTGTTGTCGGCAACGTATTTGACAATCCTGAACTGTTAGAAGAGGAGAATGTGCATGGAACAGATTAAGCTAGGGTTAAGAATTGCAAGCATTGTGGTTGGAATAATCGGTTATAGTGCGATATGGATGTGGCTGATTAATAATCGACGGAACGAAAAAAGTGAACTTGCGTGGGTATTATGGAAATGCTTTCATGCAATTGTGATTGCGCTTGCGTTTCTTTTGGCGTGGTTTTAGGAGAAGATTATATTAGAAGATAAGGAGAATAGCAATGGCAAAGATATTTAAAGTAAGTGGATATTTTGTAGATGTATACAATAATTATACATTGGAATACATAAATTCGTTAATCTTTAACGGATGGGTAGGGCTTAAACCTCGGCATAAACATACAGAAGTGGAAGAAATCAAAGATTGGAGAAAAAACCATCCTCTTCTAAATGATAAATGTGACCTTGCAGATTGCGAGAAATACTTCAAAAGAAATGTTCCAGTAGATAATGACAGAAATGTTACGGCAGGACAAGTCTTCAGACATTTTAAGGGTAAGATAGTTAAGGTTTTACATATCGCACAAGATACAGAATCGCCAGGACAGTTTTATGTAGTCTACGAATGCGAAGACGGAGCCGTGTGGAGTAGACCTTACGGAATGTTTGTGAGTGAAGTTGACCATGAAAAATATCCAGATGTGAAACAGAAGTATAGATTTGAATTGATGGAGAGTGAAAATGATGGATGATAGAGAAATCAGCGTGTGGCATCATGGAGTTTTCGGAAGATACAGACCGAGGAAGAATAATTTCCCGGAATGCGCGTGGAGCAACAGAAGACAGAGAAAGAGACATGTAGGTGATATCCTGGTTGTCCATGAAGAAAGAGGACAAGTGCTCTGGATGTACACAAGACATTGTAAGTGGAGAAGATTAGGAATTGGTGAAAAACGGGAAGGAAGAGAATAATGAAAGCAAATGAATATCAGAAAATGGCAATGAGAACAAATGACGGAAAAACAACAAAGAGACTGCTTGAATGCATGTTGACATGTGATATGGAATACTTATTATCACAGAATCTTGTGTATGAAGATGAACAGCACTTAGATTTAGGCGGTATTTTCAATGCATGCCTTGGATTGTCTGGAGAAGTCGGTGAGTTCAATGACATGATTAAGAAGTGGGTTTTCCATGAAAAAGAATTGGATATGGAACACGCAAAGAAAGAAATGGGAGATGTGCTTTGGTATGTGGCTATGATGTGCGAATCGTTCGGTTGGAATATGGAAGAAATCATGCAGATGAACGTAGATAAGCTCAAAGCAAGATATCCGGAAGGGTTTAGTGTTGACAGATCATTACATAGAGCGGATGGTGATGTATAGATGAAAGATGCGGTCAGAGATTGGATTGGAGTGATGAACAGTGAAAAGAAGTACAGAAACAAGAAGATGCCAGGCAGAGATTAAAGCAAATCTGCAAAAGCATTATGGTGGAATGGCAGAAAGACCGGTAGACAAGAAAGCGAGCGAAGAGTTTAACCGTCCGGCATATCAGGCAAGGAAGCTGATAAGGACACAAGGTGATTATTTGCAAGAAGATCCGAATGAATGACTGACAAGAGTTGGGATAGATATAAAAGCATGCGTGGGAGGTGGATACCATTGAGCGTGAGAGAAACATATTTGAGTGATTACGGCATCACTCATGAGCAAGGGAAGAAGATAATTGACTACTGCCGGAAAGCCACTGGATATGAGCAAGTCCTTCTTCTTCAAAGCTGTCAGAACGTAAAGCCGGAGATAGCAAATTTCCTCTTCATCAATCTGACAACAGGACTTGGATACGATAATATCTGCAAAAGGGAATACATTCCGATGCAGAGAAAGGATTTCCAGGGATACAGACGAAAAGTGATTGAAGAGTACAACAGATTAATGACATTACTGGGAAGACCGATAATCTAGGTTTGGCAACCAAATGTCTACCACTTGTCTGCCAAATGACGGACAGACGGTAGGCATTTGTCCTACCCAGGTTAGGTTAGGTAAGGATATATATAATATATGTTCACCGCAAGGCGTTGAACGAGCGCATTTAGATCAAAATGAGCAAGAAAGAACTGATGTTACAGATACGGTAAGACTAGAAAGGCTACGTGTAAAAGCGTAGTCTTTTTTATTGAAAAATTCATAAAAGGGGTTGACTATTGGTGTCCAATACGCTATAATAAAGACAGTTAAAGAAGAGAAGCAAATTCAAGGAGGTATGGAAAATGACAATCGAAGAAATCAGAAATATCATTGAGAAAGCAGAATATGATTACATCGGAATTAGAGCAGACAGCAGAGATTATCAGATTGGTGAAGTAATGGATAATTCACATCAGCTTTTCCAGGATCCTCAGTACGCAGACTTTGCCTGCACAGAGTTGTTATATCCATACATCACAGACGGTGTTTACGCTGGATTCTATGACGCTGGAGAACTTGATGGAACATGTGCACTTGAAATATCTGAGAGCAACATCAAAGAAATGCTTGAAGCCATAAAATCTTACATTGAAGAAGGGGACAAAATATACTTAATCGGCGGTAATGCAATGGAATATGGAAATGACGTTGACGAAATCATTATCAAAGAAGCAGAAGTGATTGCAGTGTTGTAATAAAGGAGAAAAAATGAAAAGGACAAAAAGAGCTTGTATAAAATGCGGAAAGCTTTTTTACGGAGGAACGGACAAAACATATTGCGATGAGTGTGCGAAAGTTATAAAAAGTAATGTTATGCGTACAAGAACGTGTAAATCGTGCGGAGCTGAATTTTTGGGAGGTCCACGTGCATCCTATTGTCCGAACTGTCGCAGAATAAGGCAAAGAGAAGCAAACGAAAGAGCAAGAAAAAGAGGAGGTGCAACTAGACCAATCGGAAGTATCGACAAGTGCAAATTGTGTGGAGCTGAATATGTTGTTAATTCCGGAAGGCAAAAATATTGTTCGGACGAGTGCCAAAGAGAAGCGGTACTTGCATGGCAACGAGAACACAAAAAAGGATATGGCCAGGCATCTGGACAAGACATAAAAAAAGCAGAACGAAGAAAAGAGAAAAAGAAAATCTGCGTATATTGCGGACGTGTTTTTTCTTCTAATACAGCAACAAACACATGTTCCGATTATTGCCGAAAGAAAAATACGAAAATAATTGAGTACAGAGCGGAAATAAAACGTGGAATTAACGCAAATATCGAAAAACTGATAGAAGAAAGAAATGAATATAGAACAAAAATAAAAAAGGACGAGGAGGTATGAATTATGAAGGCAAACACAGGAATCGAAAGATTAAACAAATTAAAAGAACTTGGATGGGAAGTAGTAGCAGATGATCGCAAAAATGGAGTCGGAGAAGTGCGGTTAGAAACAACAGTGTTAAGAAAGAGCGAAGACCCTTTTGGAAATTCTACTGGCGAGGATTGGGAACAACTTATGCACTGCCAAATCTTCTTCTATGATGATGGAACATACGAAGAGACAAGAGGCTGATAGGAGTGAATGATACAATGAAAGAAGTTGAAAGAAACGTCATGTTCGCAAAAGCTGGTGGAAACGCAAGCAAGAACGCATACACTTGCAGAATCTCACTTCCGATGGATGCGATCAAGGCACTTGGAGTCACACCGGACGATAGATCGGTTACATTGACAATCGATGAAAATAGAGTAGTAATTACAAAAGCTACAGAGAGTTAATTCCAAGAAAACAGAGAAATAATTAAATATGGGTACAAAAAAAAGATTTTACATAGGTACAATGATATAAGAGACATTGTATCATGTGTGGAATCTTTTTTTATTTTGGAGGCAGAAAGGTGAATCTCAATGGAATATCCAAGAAGCTACAGAGAGCAATCTTGCAGACAGGCTTGATCATAAAGTACAGTCAGAGACAATTCTATTCAGCTGAACAGAACAGACTCATCAACATCTATATATTATCTACTCCGGCACTAGGAAGAGACAGGCATGGAGAGTGGAAAGAGAAAGATTTAGAACTGATCAGAACAACATCACAGCTTGAAATAGTGAATTGTCTGAAAGAAATATGGGACGAGGTGAAGCCTTGAGGATTGCAAACAGAGAGATAACAGATGAATGTACGTATTGTGGGAACATCTTACAGTGTGAACTATTCCGTCAAGGACATGGGATACATACGGAGAGGACAAATGTACTACAGATGATTAAGTGTCAAATGGAACACAGGGAGAAAAGAGACAGTAAAGAAAAGGGTGGTGGTTAAATGTGCCTAAGGATAAGCTAACACCTAAGCAGAAAAAGTTCTGTGATGAGTACCTGAAACTGGGGAACGCAACACAGGCAGCAAAGAATGCCGGATATAGTGAAAAGACAGCAATGAGCATGGGCGGTGAGAACCTTCGCAAACCACAGATTCTCGACTATATCAACGCTAGACAGGAGCAAATCGCAAGTAAGGACATAGCAGATATTGAGGAAATCATGAAGTATCTAACTGATGTCATGCGAGGGAAAATCAAAGATCAGTTCGACCTGGATGCATCACTCTCTGAACGAACCAAAGCAGCACAGGAACTTCTGAAACGTAACGTTGACGATAGGAAGATGAACCTTGAGCTTGCAAAACTGGAAGCGCAGTTCAAAGACAATGGATCTGATGAAGATGCAAAAGACAACTTCATGGATGCACTGAATTCCACAGCGAGTGAGGTGTGGACAGATGATGAATAACTTTGAGGAGAGATTAGCTTCTGTCCGGAAAGGAATCATGAAACGCGCTGCTGCCATGAAAGAGAAAGCTAAGAAACAAGGATTTGAGTTCAAGCCTTTCTCAAGAAAGCAGAAACAGGTGCTGACATGGTGGTGTCCTAGCAGTCCGGTAAAGGACAAAGATGGAATCATAGCGGACGGAGCAATCCGAAGTGGTAAGACACTATGCATGTCACTGTCCTACGTGCTGTGGGCAATGGAGAGTTTCAATCAACAGAATTTCGGTATGGCTGGAAAGACAATCGGATCATTCCGAAGAAATGTACTCTTCTGGCTGAAGCTGATGCTGAAAAGCCGAGGATATCAAGTTGTGGACCATAGATCAGACAATCTGATTGTAGTAAGCAAGGGAGATACACAGAACTTCTTCTACATCTTCGGTGGTAAGGACGAAAGGTCACAGGACTTGATTCAGGGTATCACTCTTGCCGGTATGTTCTTCGATGAGGTTGCTCTGATGCCAGAGTCATTCGTCAACCAGGCAACAGGACGATGCTCCGTCACCGGTTCTAAGTTCTGGTTCAACTGCAACCCGGACAACCCTCGGCACTGGTTTAAGGTCAACTGGATAGACAAGTGTGAAGAGAAGCACATCATTTATCTGCATTTTACGATGGATGACAACCTTTCACTGTCCGAGAAAATTAAAGAACGATACCGAAGTATGTATGTAGGTGTGTTCTTCAAGCGTTATATCTTAGGATTGTGGTGCGTGGCTGAAGGACTTGTCTATTCAATGTTCGATGAAGAAAAGCACGTTACCGATGAACACATGAGTGGCGCACTGGAATATGTCGTGTCAATCGACTACGGTACGGTCAATCCTTTCTCAGCCGGTTTGTGGGCATTCGATGGGAAACACTCACAGCGTGAAGCAGAACTGTACTACAACAGTAGAGAGGTCGGCAAGCGTGTAGACGATGAAGCTTATTATAAGATGCTAAAGGAACTGATCGGAGACAGAAAAGTATCATGTATCATCATAGATCCATCTGCAGCATCCTTCATTGAAGTTATCAAGAAGTACGGAGAGTACACAGTGAGGAAAGCTGACAATGATGTACTGGACGGAATCCGAGTGGTCACAACGATGCTGAATAAAGGACTTCTAAAGATATATAAGGATTGTACAAGCTGTATCAATGAGTTCGGTCTGTACTGTTGGGATGAGGAAAAGAACAATGATACGGTTATCAAAGAGAATGACCATGCGATGGACGATACAAGATATTATGTCTACACATTCTTGCGTAGGCGGTTGAGGTGGAAATACTAATGGGACTAATGCAAAAGATTAAGGCGGTATTTAATAGAATGTTTGGAGTAAACGAAGTAAGAGATATATTTGGAATTGAGGTAAGTCGTTCTTCTGAAATGCAGACTGCCTTAGATTTGTATAAGGGTATGAGGTCAGGAATTCCGACATGGTGCATGGACGGAACAATCAAACCGACAAGGTTCTCTAATGTCATTTGCCGGGAGATTGCAAACCTTACACTATTCAATGTCAATGTTGAGATTGATGGTAACGATGCGCTCAAGAAGAAATTTGATGAAGTGTTGAACGCGTTACAGGAGAAACAGGAAGAAGGCTGTTCTACTTGTGGAATAATGATTAAGTCAGACGGACAAGGAATTGAGTTCCTGGATCCGGACTACTTCATCATCACAGAAACCAACACCAACGGTGATGTACTTGCAGCTGTGTTCTTCTCATTCATCAAGCGAGGAAATAAGTACTACACGAAAGCGGAGTACCATAGATTCGAAGATGTAGGTGGAGAAAGAGTCTATAAGATTTCATCAAAAGCTTTCAAGAGTGAAAACAAAGACCACATCGGATCAGAGATGTCATTGGCTAAGGTTGATGAGTGGAAAGACATACTTCCGGAAGTGGAAGTAAGAGGATTGGAATATCCGCTGTTTGCGTATTGGAGAAATCCTTATGCGAATGCGATTGATAAGGAATCTCCTCTTACTGTGCCAGTGTTCGCCGAATGTATTGAAGAGTTAAGATGGCTTGACATCACGCTAAACAAGATGGGTGACGAACAGGAAGATAGTCAGCACATCACATTCGTGTCACAGTCAGCAATTCAGTATGCAAGCCAGAACGGAATCAAACTTCCTAGATTCGTCCGAGGAATTGAAATGGGAATTGATGCAGACAGCACGATTCAAGAACACGTACCGACAATGTTGGTAGCTGAAAGAACTGCTGCCATCAACTTCTATCTGTCTATCATCGGATACAAGTGTGGATTCTCTAATGGATACTTCTCATTTGATGAGTCAAGAGGGATTCAGACAGCAACACAGGTTGAATCAGACGATAGAAGAACGCTGCACACAATTGAGTCATTCCGTACAATCTTAGACGGAAAGAATCATGATGGAGTTATCCACAGAATCTTATATATCCTCTACGCTATAGGAACAGCGAACGGAACAATTCCGGCTTCCGGATATCAGACAGCTTGCGAGTTTGAAGACCTTGTGTACAACCTTGAAGATGATCGTGTACGTTGGTGGAATTATGTAGTACAGGGAAAAGTACCGGCATGGATGTACTTCGTGAAGTTTGAAGGGATGACAGAGCCAGAAGCGAAAGCTATGGTCGAAGAAGCCAGTGACAAAGGCGAAACTCTCTTTGATAAATTCCAAGATGAGTAAATTATGGGGACAATGAAAGCAAGCGAATACGGTACTATGTACTTGAGGACGAAAAGTTCATTCGTTTTTCATTCCTTGACAGTGCAATGTACAGCACTATAAATATTGCTACTAACCGTCAGATGGCGGTTAAGGCTTGTTCCTTAGTAGGACACAGACTCGGAGCATAACCGGGGCAAGCCTATTCCCGGTTTCTTGTCATCTCCCCGGGAACACCTAAAATAATGCATCGAGCGGTTTTTCTTGGTTCACGCTCGATGCTTAAGCTATCATAGCTCAAATGGTAGAGCGGTTGACTTTTAATCAACAGGTTTTCGGTTCGAATCCGAACGGTAGCTTTCTCCGAAACTCGGAGAGAAATCTTTTTCATAACAAATTTTTCCTTACTACAGTGTAGTTGGAAGCCGTATAGCTTAATTGGTAAAGCGCCAGCGCAAGAGCTGGAGATGGAGGTTCGAGTCCTCCTATTTTGTTTTTAAGAGAGGAGTAGCAATGGAAAAAGTAAACGTATTAGGAACTGAATATAAAATTATCCGTGAAGAGATGAAAGATGCAGAATATGACGGATACTGCGACTATACATCTAAAATCATCAAATTGAGAACTGATAACGTGAACAAGTTAGGTGATTTCGACTGTTTGATGAAGAAACAGTTACGTCACGAAATCATACATGCTTTTCTTTACGAAAGCGGATTAGGACCGAACTTTGAACATTACAAACAGTTTGGGCATGAGGAAACAATAGTGGACTGGTTTGCTATCCAGTATCCAAAGATAGAGGAAGCATTTAAGAGTGTAGGTGCATTGTAGAAGCAGAAAGAAAGGAGATAGGAAAGGAAGGAGACTGTAAGATGTTTACAATGCCGATATTCCCACGTTACAAGGAAGAAAAAAGAACAATAATCACTTCGATTACGCAGTATGTGGTATTTGAGATAAGATTGCCTGAAAAGCGTGTAATAATGCTTCCTAATATTTTGGTCAAGCCTTTTGGAACAAATATGGGAACAAATGCTGTTATTACATATTCAGAAAAATATATACCGGAAGAAGTTTATGCGTTAAAGTTGAAATCAAAAATAAGTGGAAATAAGTCACTTCACGGAGATGAACTGTATGCCAACGCAGAAAAGCAGAACCGAGAAGAAATAAACTTTTTTTATAGAGCAAGTCATCTATGAATACAAGAAAAAGCACAATATAATCGGGAATGTCCTTTACGAAGTTGAAAAATATGAACTAGTAATGGAACAAGAATACGAAAGTGAAGAAGTTGGATACATGGTAAAAGTAGCATAGGTAATTGCGAAACAAGTTCGCAATCCTGATTAAAAATGCGGTAAGAATCCT